CATAAACTATATCTGACATAGGATAACACAATTTCACAAGTTTCAATAAATTACATGCAGTTCCGTCAACATCATGGAAAGAAAACACCTCATCTACAACACTCAGACTTTCCATAATTTCTTTTCTATGTTCGAATGAGTTTTTTGTAATTACTTTGTGCATATTCATGTAATCATCCGAATACAAACCAACAATCAACCAATCACCTTTGGATTTACAGGCTTTGAGTATTTTGACCTCTTCATAGGTTATGCCATCAAACTCTCCGCATATAACAATGATCTTTTCCCTAGGTTTCATGGTAACATGTCTGGAAATGCCTCTTTTACAAACTTATAATCTAATCCCTTTACACCTAAATCTTTTTGGAATATACCAAGAATGATTTCGGCTTCTCTAGGTTCAATTGATTCGAGCATCTGTACTAAGAGCTCTTTACTTCGTGTTGCACTAAGTGTTTCAGCAGTTTGATTGCCTTCCAAAAACATATACATTTTCCTTAGCTGGGCGCTGAGGCTATCATATGTTAAACCTGGCATCATGTCTGTTGGTATCTTGTAGTTGTCTGGCAACTCTTTTACTTTCCACTTGAATTGTGGGTGGTATGTAAGTTTTAATACATCAACCAATGCTTGTGATAAATTTTGACCAATAACTTGCATTCGTTCTTTTTTATTTCTGGCAGCCTCAAACTCATCAAAAATTTCATATAAAAACTTCATTAAAATTCCTCAAGTACTTCAATCAGACCTTTTAGTCTGTTGGCAATTAAATAATCCAAAATCTTTCCTTTGGACACTGGTTTAGTCTCATCATAACTATTTATAATTTTCGATTTGATATCCTCTGGTATCTTTTGTAGGTCAATCAGTGTTTGATTGCGAGAGAAACCAATGCTAGCATTCTCATCTTCCCAATCCATATAATCGGATGCCATCATCTTATCGAACCGGCCTTTACTAATTGTTGTTTGTCTCATATCACGCACAAAACAATCGGCCGGCGACAATACGTTAGGAATACCATCACCTCTATCACCACGAATGATTTTTTCTTTCAAATCATTTATTGGATTTTCCGAAATGATAAATTTCTTCATAGCAGGATTATATTGTTTAACTGTGTTTTTAGTTAAACCATTATATTGTTGCAATTGTAAGAAATCACCATCACTTGAAATAATCAAAATGTTTTCGTGCATGATGTGCCTAGGAACAAGTGTTCCGATAATGTCATCAGCCTCTGCACCCTCAACATCAATAACCTTGTATGGAAAGTTTTCTTTGAGTTCTTGCTTAAACTTGGAAAGCATGTCAAAGATTAGATGCCAATCCAAGTCGGACTTTTCTCTAGACTTCTTACGGCCGGCTTTGTAGAAAGGAAAGAAATCCTTGCGCCAGTACTTGCGGTTATCAGAACACATCACAACTTCACCATACTCTCTACGAAAGTTCTTTAGGTGAGTCCTAATGATGTTTAGGATCATGTGACGAATGAGGTCTTCTTCTAACTTTGCTCCTTTTTGGCCGGCAATTTGTGCCATCAAGCCGGACAATAGGACTTGGTTCAAGTCAACGAGAATCATAATATCTTTCAGATTTAAATAAGAATATTTTACATCATGCTGTTGAATTTGTCAAGCGCATCGGTCATAAAAATGTCGGAGGTAGTTGTTTTCTTTGCAACCAAACCAAACCAGCCATTTGGAATTAAACCGGAGATGTATTCTCTTGGATCCGATAATACCGCATCAAAATGATCTAAATTATCAACATTGCCGGATTCTTCATTACACTTAAATAATAATATATGCCACATAGAACCAATTTCTGTGGCACTTACTGGTAATCCTGGTGTTTTATACTTACTTGATTTTATATGTATACTCTCATCATCTTCACTGTCAGGCAAAAAGAACAGAGCATCATAATCTTCAATATCTTCCAAAAAATCTAACATTGTAATCCTTTAATGTGTGATTTTCTAACTCGTACCATAATCCACGAATTATAGTAATCATCACTTTCCAAAACACCATTTATAAATTGTTCTTTTGCTTCCAGATAACCACATTCACCTTTTGATTTACATAAGTGTATTATTTCTCTGGTAAAGTTTTCTTTGCCATTCAAAGTTACATCTTTTTTAAGTTCTTCGTTTGAACCATAATATATTTGCCAATTACTGGCCACTTTGAGTTTCTTTTTCTTGCCATTGACCTGTTTGGTCTTGGCAGCATAAAAGAATTTTTTACCGATATATTTTTTACCTGTAACATGACTGGTGATGATATATACGAATCCGTAATTCTCACCAATCATGTCTTCTGTGAAATCTATGGAGTTATGTGTCCAATTCAATCCCATTTGTTTTCATCAGATTCATCATCTTCATCCTCATCAGTGGTTTCTTCCGAGAGTGAATCAATTAATTCGCCACAAAATGGACAATGTTCAGGAAACTCTTCTGAGACTAACTCATCAACGAAAATCAAATCATAACTTGATTCGCAACTCGAGCACTCTGCTGTTATTGTTCTAGGTGTCATTTTTTCTCCTTATTTGTTTTTATCTTGCTCGATCTATAACATCCTGTGTTGGAGATTCTACTTGCCATTCATAACCTCTAGGAACAGCGTTCCAGTTTGAGTTATGTTTTTTCCAAGCAAATCCAATACCCCAATCATCTTTAGTTTCTATAGCATTATCTTCAACTGTCCAAATATCTCTACTTATAGCTTTCATAAATGCTTTTGGTCCTGGATGATAAGCCGTATCGTGTAAACCAACAATACCGTTCTCACCAAGAATGCTGGTGTATTCCCAATCAATTAAACATTGGTTGATACTGTGCCAACCATCAATAAAGATGAAATCGAACTGGCGTCTTTGAACGTTACACTTATCAAATATCTCATTGATGAAATTTATGTTTTCGTGAATGTTCGAACTGCTATTCCTGATTGTGTATACATTTTTATCAACATCATTCAAATAGTTTTTATCATCAATATCAATGCCGATGTAAACCGTTTCTTTATTTTTATTTTCTAAAAGAACATTCGTGAACGATTCTGTACCGTTGCGACTTATTCCAATTTCCAGAATAGATGAACAGTAATCCTTGACTCTTAAAAATCTTTCTTTAAAGACTTCTCGGTTAGCTTCAGTAACTTCTTTCCATCCATTGAAAGGTATTCTTGGGTCACCATCTTTGTTATCCCAATCACTGTTTGTTCTAATGTCATAAGATAAATCTTCTTTCCATTTATCTACGCCCATACGTCACTCCAATCTCCACCCAAAGCTCCCTTTGCGTAGTCTGTTGCTCTATTTTCAAAAAAGTTTGTGTGTGTCGGTGCATTAATCATCTCTTCTACCCAAGGCAATGGATTTTTCTTTACTTTAAAAATGCCTTTGAGCCCAAGTGAAATTAATCTACGATCTGCTATGTATCTGATATACTTCTTTACATCTTCACTAGAAAGCCCAACCATAGCACCCATAGAAAATGCAAGATCAATAAACTTATCTTCTAAGTCAACCATCTTTTCTGCAATGCTATAAATCTTCGATTTCAGATCATCATTCCATATCTCTTTGTTTTCTTCTATATATGTGCGAAACAACTTAATCATTGATTCGGCGTGCATAGTTTCATCAACAATAGACCAAGTAACAATTTGTCCCATACCCCTCATCTTACCTGTTCTTGGAAAATTCAACAACATAATAAATGATGAGAATAATTGCATACCTTCAGTAAATGCTGAGAACACGGCTATATGTGTAGCTGTGCTAGCGAGGTCGCCGTTCTGTAAACTAATATCAAGCACATAATCATGTTTGTCTTTCATTTCTTGGTAATCCAAGAATTGATTGTATGTTGTGTCTGGTAAACCTAAGGTTTCGATTAGGTGTGAATATGCAGCAACATGTAATGCCTCTCGCGCTGCAAATCCCAATAACATCATACGAACTTCAGGTTGTGGAAAATACGGTAGATAGTTATTTACATAACCACCAGCAACATCGATATCACCTTGAGTGAAGAACCTAAAAATGTGCGTTAGGAACTGTTTCTCTTCTTGGGTGAGTTTCTTTTTCCAATCCTTCACATCTTCCATCATTGGCACCTCTGTGTGTAACCAATGTGATTGTTCGTGTTTCAACCACGCATCATATGCCCACGGATAGTTGAATGGTTTAAAAGATGAACGTTCATCTGTTAGTCTCGAGCTTATCTTCTTAATCATTTTATCCCTCGCAAGCAATGCAATCGTTACCCTGAGCAACTTGAGTCATATCAAGCTCCTTAATAACTTGTCTTTCAATCTTCTTTGAAACTTTATCCGCTTTACCAATCTTTTCTGATCTGCAATAGTATAATGTTTTCAATCCTTTTTTCCATGCCATAAAATGTATTGCATGGAGATATTTAATGTGTGCATCAGGCCTGAAGAATAGATTCAGTGACTGACCTTGGTCAATATACTGTTGTCTATCAGCAGCTAATTCTATAACCCAGCGTTGGTCAATCTCCATCGAGGTTTTAAATACAGCTTTATCATTTTCACTCAGCCAAGTTAGGTGTTGAACGGAACCATCATTTGCAATAATGGAAGAC